AACGCTGCTGGACTTCCCCCGACGGATCGCGGAGGAAGGCTTCACGCTTCTGGATTTCGTTTTGATTTTCCATGCCGCAATGTCAGCACGGCGCCGACATTGCGTGTTGCTGCGTTTTTCTAGGCACAGGTGTTCGCTGAGTTGCTATCTATGATCGGAGAAACCGATTGATCGTCAACCGTTCCGGCCTTGCTGACATATTAGGGCGCACCGAGGCGACCCTTGCATCGTGGCTTGACGAGGGTATGCCGCGCATATCCGGCGGAGTCAAAGGAAAGTCCAGCGAGTACGACACCGCCGAGGTGATCCGCTGGCTGGTTGCCCGCGAGTCTGGCGGCAACGCTGTTGGCGACGACGGCCAGGTCATCAACTTCGAGGCCGAGCGCGCCCGGCTCACCAAGGAGCAGGCGGACAAGGCAGCGATGGCAAACGACCTTGCTCGCGGTCGCCTTGTCGATGCTGACCGGGTTGCCGGCCTGTGGGCCAACACCCTGACCAACTGCAAGACGCGCCTGCTGTCGATCCCGACGAAGGCTGCGCCGCTGGTGCTTGGCTGCAAGACCATGCCGCAGGCCCGCGACATCATCGAACGCTTTGTCGTGGAGGCACTGAATGACCTCGTATCAGCCGATCCCACAACTGACCGCAGCGGTGCGGAAGGCGTTGACGCCGCCGCCGAGGCTGACGGTGAGCCAGTGGGCGGACCTGCACCGAAAGTTAAGCCCCGAAAGCAGCGCCGAGCCCGGACAGTGGATCACTGACCGCGCCCCGTTCCAGCGGCTGCTGATGGATTTGATCAACGATCCGTCGATCAATGAAATCTGGATCATGGGTTCTGCTCAGTGGGGCAAGACCGAGATCATCAACAACATCATCGGCTACTTCATTGATCAGGACCCGGCACCGATGCTGCTGGTCCAGCCGACGCTGGAGATGGCGGAAGCGTGGTCGAAGGATCGCCTCGCGCCAATGGTCAGGGATTCGCCGCGGCTGACCGGAAAGGTTGCTGACCCGAAGGCGCGGGACAGCGGCAACACAATTTTGCATAAATGCTTTCCGGGCGGGCACCTCACCGTGGCCGGCGCGAACTCCCCTGCCGGCCTTGCATCGCGCCCGATCCGCATCGTCATGTGCGACGAAGTTGACCGCTACGGCAAGTCGGCCGGCGCCGAGGGCGACCCGGTGCTGCTGGCCCGCAAACGGACCACGACGTTCTGGAATCGCAAACTGTTCTGCGTCTCGACGCCGACCATCAAGGGGCAATCGCGCATCGAGGCAGGGTTTCTGTCTGGCGATCAGCGCCGGTACTTCGTGCCGTGCCCGCACTGCGATGTCATGCAGGCGATGCGTTGGGCCAACGTCCACTGGCCAGAAGGTCAGCCAGACGAGGCCTACTATGTCTGCGACTCCTGCGGCGCGGTGATCAACGACAACGACAAGGCCGGCATGCTGGCGCGCGGTGAGTGGCGGGCGACTGCGAAGCCGTCGAAAGCGGGCATCGTGAGCGCCCACATGTTCGAGCTGTATTCGCCCTGGGTGTCGTTCGGCCAGATGGCGACGGCGTTCTACGAAGCGAAGTCCCTGCCCGACACGCTGCGTACATGGGTGAACACCTCGCTCGGTGAGCCAGACGAATTGACCGGCGAGAGCATCGACGACACGGGCTTGCTTGAGCGGCGCGAGGTCTACCCGGCAGAAATCCCGGCCGGCGCAGTGCTGCTGACCTGCGGCGTGGACGTGCAGGACAACCGTCTGGAACTGGAGGTCGTCGGCCACGGTGTCGGCGGAGAGACATGGAACATCGATTACCGCGTCATTGAGGGCGACCCCGGCCAGCACCCGTCGCACTCGCCGCTGTGGAAGCAACTCGACGAATACCTCGTCAGCGACTTCGAGCACGAGTCGGGCCTGCGCATGCGCATATCCGCCACGGCCATCGACACCGGCGGCCACAAGACGGAGATGGTCTACGCCTTCTGCAAACCGCGCTGGCATCGCCGTGTGTTCGCCATCAAGGGCGTCGGCGGTCAGGGTCGCCCGCTGGTGACGAAGCCGACGCGCAACAACTCGGCAGGCGTTCGTCTGTTTTCCATCGGCGTCGATACCGGAAAGGAATTGCTGTTCTCGCGCCTCAAGGTGTCCGAGCCCGGCCCCGGCTACTGCCATTTCCCGCACTCGCGCGAGCCTGCGTTTTTCTCACAACTGACCGCAGAGCGCCTTGTGACCCGATACTTCAAGGGAGTGCCGACGCGCCGGTGGGAATTGAAAGACCCGCGCGCGAGAAACGAAGCGTTGGACTGTCGCGTTTATGCGATGGCGGCGCTGGCGATTCTGGACACCAGTATCGAAAAGGTGGCGAAGAAGTTTCAACGGCGAGTCGAGGCGAGCAGAGAGCGCGCCATTGCAGTCGAGGAAGATTCAGCGCCACCGAAACCTGAACCAGTCATGCCGGCGAAGCAGAAAAAGACCACGGTGCGCAGGCCGGGCTTCGTAAACGGGTGGAGACAATGAATGGGCAACGCGTTCGATTCTGCCAACTACCCGACGCGGGAGCCGGAAGAACTTGTCATCGGTGATCGTTGGGCGTGGAAGCGTCCCGACCTTCTGGCCGCGTACCCGACAGCCGATTACACGCTGACCTATTCGTTCGACAAGCAGGGCGCCGGCTCGACGTCGTTCTCTATCACCGCTGCGGAGACCGGCGGCGAGTACCTGGTCGAAGTCTCCAGCGCAACGACGGCAGCCTACAGCGCCGGCACCTACGAGTGGCAGGCCTACATCACGCGCGCCAGCGACAGTGCCCGCGTATCGGTCGGGTCTGGCACCACGTCAGTCATCGCAAGCCTGTCAGCGTCAACCGCTGATCCGCGCTCGCATGTGAAAAAGACGCTCGACGCCATCGAGGCCGTCATCGAGAACCGGGCAACCATCGATCAGATGGCCTATTCCATTGCCGGCCGCTCCCTGTCGAAAACGCCGCTCGCTGACCTGCTCAAGTTCCGCGACTCCTACAAGGCGGAATACGCCGCCGAACTGAACACCGAGCGCCGGAAGAATGGTCTCCCGCCGCGCAACCGTCTGCTGGTGAGGCTCTGATGAACATCCGCGAACTGGCCGGCGCTATCCGTGCGCGCATCGATCTGGCGAAGATCGGTGAAAACTTCGACGTGAAGGACGCGTTCGCCTTCGGTGGCCTCGCACTGGTGACGGTCGGTGCCGCGCAGATTTACCCGCCGGCCGGCTGGATCGTGCCGGGCGCGTTCTTCATGTGGCTTGGGGTGAGTAAATAATGGGCCTCGTTCACCGACTGCTCACCGCACCGCAGCAGGTATCTGTCCCGACAACCGGCAAGCGTTCGTCGCTGTACGCAGCGGCGCAGATTGGCCGGCTCACCGCAAGCATGGCGACCTACAGCCTGTCAGCGAATCAGGAAATCTATCGCAGCCTGCGCACCATGCGTGCCCGGTCGCGCGAACTGGCCCGCGATAACGCGCACGCCAAGAAGTTTCTGCAGATGGTCGAGACGAACGTCATCGGGCCAGAAGGCGTGATGCTGCAGAACAAGGCCGGCGACTATGGCGCAGGCGGAACGTTCAAGCTCGACGAAGTGGCGAACAGCATCATCGAGCGCGAGTTCAAGGTCTGGGGCTATCGCGGCTGCGAAGTCACCGGCCGCATGTCGTTTCCTGCAGCCCAGCGTCTGTACGTCCGCACGATGGCGCGCGACGGTGAGGTTCTGCTGCGCCGCATTCGTGACCCGAAGCGCAACCGCCACGGCTACTCGCTGCAGTTCATCGACGTTGATCGCCTGGACGAGCGTTACAACGACACCGCGCCCAACGGCAACGCGATCCGCATGGGTATCGAACTGAACCGCGAAGGCCGGGCCGTTGCGTACTGGATCGACAACTGGAACCCCGGCGACATGCTGCAGCTCACCGGCGCAGCCAAGGAGCGCGAGCGCGTTCCTGCCGACCAGATCATTCACGACTTCCTGCAGGACAGGGCAGAGCAGATTCGCGGCGTGCCGTGGATGCATGCGGCATTGATCCGCCTGAACAACCTCGGCGCGTTCGATGAGGCCGCGATCATTGCTGCCAGGATCGGCGCGGCGAAGATGGGCTTCTGGACATCGAAGGACGGCGATGCGTCTGCGCTTGCCGATGACGAAGATGCCGCCGGCAACCTGATCACCGAGGCAGAGCCCGGCACGTTCGGAATGGCCCCGGAAGGCTACGAATTCCAGTCGTTCGACCCGAAGTACCCGGAGGCGAATTACGACGGCTTCACGAAGGCCTGCCTGCGCGGCATCGCGTCTGGCTTTGGCGTTTCGTACAACTCACTGGCGTCCGACCTCGAAGGCGTTTCATATTCATCCATCCGGCAGGGTGTTCTCGACGAGCGCGACTGCTGGAAAACAATCCAGGCGCAAGTTGTCGATGGCCTGATGCGCCCCGTGTTCCGCGACTGGCTGGAAACGTCGCTGCTGCTCGGCCAGCTCGGACCGCTGCCGGCGAGCAAGATCGGCAAGTTTCATTCCGATTCGTGGCAGCCGCGCCGCTGGCAGTGGGTTGATCCGAAGAACGACCTCGAAGCGGCGGAACTGGCCGTCAAGTTGGGCGTCACTTCGCGCAGCGACATTTGCGCAGAGAGCGGCAAAGACTTCCGCGACGTCACCGAGCAGAACAAGCAGGACGAGGCGGACTTGCGCGCCGCCGGCCTGCTGCGTGTCGATGCGCCTGCGAAGGAAGTTCCCGCCAAGACTGTGTGAGAAAAACGCAGCAACACGCAATGTCGGCGCCGTGCTGACATTGCGGCATGGAAAATCAAAACGAAATCCAGAAGCGTGAAGCCTTCCTCCGCGATCCGTCGGGGGAAGTCCAGCAGCGTT